GCAAGGACCTACTTCTTGATATTCAAAAAGCAACAGGGGTAGACCCATTTACTATGGACCCAGGAAATATTCCTGAAAATGACGAAGAGCTTTCTTTGTATATGACTCTCAATTACAAACCAGCTATAGAGATAGCTGAGGAAGAGGCAATTGATACTATGTTTTCTGAAAACCACTATAATGATACAAGAAAAAGAGTAGACTATGACCTTACTGTTTTAGGAATTGGATGCTCGAAGCATGAGTTCCTCCCAGGTTCTGGTGTTCAGGTATCGTATGTAGACCCTGCAAGTATTGTATACAGCTACACAGAGGACCCACACTTTAAAGATTGTTTTTATTGGGGAGAAATAAAAGTAGTTCCAATTACAGAGCTTCTTAAAATAGATACAAGCCTTACAAATGAAGACCTAGAAAAAATATCTAAGTATAGCCAAAGCTGGTATGACTATTATAATGTTGCGCAGATGCAGCAGAACGATATTTTCACTAGAGACACAGTAACATTATTATACTTTAATTATAAGACCACAAAAAAAATGGTCTATAAGAAAAAAGTTTCTGAAACTGGAGGTGTAAAAATGATTGAGAAAAATGACGAGTTCAATCCTCCATCAGAGATGATGGAAGATGGTAAGTTTGAAAAGGTATCAAAAACAATTGACGTGTGGTATGATGGTGTAATGGTAATGGGTACAGATATGATTCTAAAGTGGGAGCTTGCTAAGAATATGGTAAGGCCTCAGTCTGCGTCTCAACATGCTATGCCTAATTATGTAGCGGTAGCACCAAGAATGTATAAAGGGAATATTGAATCTTTAGTTAGAAGAATGATTCCGTTTACAGATTTAATACAGCTTACTCATTTAAAGTTACAGCAGGTAATAGCGAGAGTTGTACCTGACGGTGTGTTTATTGACGCTGATGGATTAAGCGAAGTAGACCTAGGGACAGGACAAGCTTATAACCCTGAAGACGCATTAAGATTATATTTTCAAACTGGTAGTGTGGTAGGAAGAAGTTACACACAGGACGGAGACTTTAATCAAGCAAGAGTTCCTATACAGCAACTAACATCTAATAGTGGCGCTAGTAAGACGCAGATGCTTATATCTAACTATAACCATTACTTAGGAATGATTCGCCAGGTAACAGGCTTAAACGAAGCCAGAGATGGTTCTACTCCTGACCCCAACTCTTTAGTGGGACTACAGAAGCTTGCGGCTTTAAATTCTAACACAGCAACTAGACACATACTTCAAGGAAGTTTATACATATATAGAACATTAGCAGAGGCACTAACATATAGAATTGCAGATGTATTAGAGTACTCAGATTTTAAAGATGAGTTTATAAATCAAATTGGAAAATACAATGTAAGTATCTTAAATGAGATTTCAGATTTATATATATATGACTTTGGAATATTCATAGATGTTGCACCTGATGAGGAAGAGAAATCTAAGCTAGAACAAAATATTCAAATGGCTTTATCTAAAGGAGATATTAATCTTGAGGATGCAATTGATATTAGAGAAATAAAAAACATAAAGCTTGCGAATCAATTATTAAAAGTAAAGAGAAAACAAAAGCAAGACGCAGACCAGAAAGCGGCTATGCTTCAACAGCAGATGCAAGCGGCTTCACAATTAAAATCTCAGCAGATGGCAGGCCAGATGGCAATGCAGAAATCTCAAGCGGAGATGCAGGGCAAAATGCAAATGAAACAAGCGGAGATAGCTTTTGAAATAGAGAAGATGAAGAATCAGGCTCAGCTAAAAAGTATGCTGATGGCTGAGGAGTTTAGCTATAATCAACAGCTTAATGGAATGGAGGCTGAAGCCTTAGCCACAAGGGAAGAAGGCAGGGAAACAGCAAAGTCAGGCAGGATAAGCCAAGCTAACACTGAACAATCAAGACTTATAAACCAAAGAAAAAATAACTTACCACCTCAAAGGTTTGAATCTAATGAAGATAGTTTAGATGGTTTTGATTTGGCTGAATTCGACCCAAGATAAGTAAATAAAATAGAATAATTAATTGTACTATATTTGTACCAAAATCTAATCAAATGGAAATGACAGTAAAAGAAGTAGGGTCTGTAGAAGAAAAATCAGCTGCTCAAGTAGAGGAATCTTTAATTGAAAAAGTTGAACAACAACATGAAGAGCAAACACAGCCAGCGGTTGTAGCTGACTCACCTGTTGGAGAAGGAACTACAAAAAAAGAATTAGAAGAAAAAGATGTTCTTGATTTTATTAAGAACAGGTATGATAAAGATATATCATCTGTAGACCAATTGTTTACAGAGACTGAAAGTAATGAGGAATTACCAGAAGATGTATCCGCTTATTTTGAATATAAAAAGAAAACTGGTAGAGGGATTGAAGACTATGTTAAACTAAACAGAGACCTTGATTCTTTAGATGAAGACCAGATTTTAACTGAGTATCTTTTAGCTACCGAAGAAGGTATGGATAAAGATGACGTTGAATTATTAATGGAGGACTATCAATATGATGAGGACATTGATGATGATAACGATATTAAGAGAGCTAAGTTAAAAAAGAAAAAGGCTATTGTAAAAGCTAAGAGGTTTTTCAATGAACAAAAAGAAATGTATCACCAACCGCTTGAGTCAAGTGTAACTGGTATTTCTGAGGACAATGAAGACTACAAGGCGTACAAGCAATATGTTGAGAATGCAAAGACTCAGTCAGAAGAGCAGTCTAGGAAAGTAGATTTCTTTGAAAAAGAAACTAATAAGATACTGAATCAAAACTTTAAAGGTTTTAAAGTTGATATTGATGATGTAAATTTATATTACAATCCAGGAGGTTCTGCAGAGGAAATTAAAAAATCTCAATCAAGTGTTGTTAATTTTATTAATCAACACTTAAATGAAGATGGATTAGTTAAGAATGCAGGTGAGTATCATAAAGCATTGTCAGCAGCAATGAACCCTGATAGGTTTGCTAAGTATTTTTATGAGCAAGGTGTGGCCGCAGCTACGGATAACGTAACCAGAAAGATGAAGAACATCGACATGACTACGCGTTCTGCTCCAGAGGTAACCGTAAAAGGTGGAACTCAATATCGTGCAGTAAATGCAAGTGAAGGTAAAGGGTTAAAGATTAAGAGTATTAAAAAAAGTTAAACAATTAAAAACAATTAAAAAATGGCAGGACAATTATTAGGACCGAATACTACACCAGTAGGACCAGGTTTTCAACTACAGCCAGCACCACAACAGGTGCCGTTGGCTACAAATTATATTACTGATTTCAACTTTTTGAATCAGTATTTACCAGACACTTATGAAAAAGAATTTGAGCGTTATGGTAATAGAACTATTTCTTCTTTCTTACGTTTAGTAGGAGCTGAGCTACCAAGTAATTCAGACTTAGTAAAGTGGGCAGAGCAAGGAAGACTACATACAAAATACGTACAGGTAGGAACTGGTGCGGTTGTAAATGGAGATAACGTAACATTTGATATTAACGATGCGTTAGTACCAGACAGAGCAGCAACAGGCTTAACAGCTGGAACTATTGCTATTCGTGTTGGACAAACATTAGTTGTTACTAACAATGACGGTTCAGGAGAATTCAAAGGAATTGTAACAGCAGTAGGTGTTGCAGGTGGATTAAACGCAAACCAAATAACTGTAGCATTCTATAATGCAGCAGGTTTTACAGGTGGTACAGGTGCAGGTAATGCAGATGCAACTATCTTTATATATGGTTCTGAATTCAAAAAAGGAAGTAACGGAATGCAAGGTTCTTTAGAAGCTGAAGATGAAATCTTCGACAACTCTCCAATCATTATCAAAGATAAGTATGCAGTATCAGGTTCTGATATGGCTCAAATCGGATGGATTGAAGTAACTACAGAGAACGGAGCTTCAGGATACCTATGGTACTTGAAGTCTGAGCATGAAACTCGTTTACGTTTTGATGACTATCTTGAAACAGCTATGATTGAAGCGGTACCAGCAGAAGTAGGTTCAGGAGCAATCGCTACTACAGGTGATGTAGGTAACAAAGGTTCTGAAGGTGTATTCCACGCAGTGGAAACTAGAGGAAATGTATGGGCTGGTGGAAACCCAGTTGCTCTTGCAGACTTCGATGCTATTATCTCTCGTTTAGATAAGCAAGGAGCTATTGAAGAGAACGTACTTTTCTTAAACAGACAGTTTGGATTTGACATTGACGATATGTTAGCATCACAAAACTCTTATGGAGGAGGAGGTACTTCTTATGGTCTTTTTGACAACGATGAGGAGATGGCTCTTAACTTAGGATTCACAGGATTCCGTAGAGGTTATGACTTTTACAAGTCTGACTGGAAATACTTGAACGACCCAACTATGCGCGGAGGTTTACCTACAGGTGCAAATTCGGGAACCGTTAACGGATTGTTAGTGCCAGCAGGTTCTACAACTGTTTATGACCAAATCCTTGGGAAGAATGCTAAGCGTCCTTTCTTACATGTACGTTACAGAGCTTCAGAAACTGAAGACAGAAAGTACAAGACTTGGATTACAGGTTCAGCTGGTGGTGCAGCAACATCTGATTTAGATGCAATGGAAGTAAACTTCCTATCTGAAAGATGTGTATGTACTATGGGTGCAAACAACTTCGTGATTTTCCAATCATAGTAGTTTAAATAATGGGAGGGTATACAATGCCCTCCCTTTTTTTTTTTAATAATTAAATTATAATCAAATGAAAACTAAACATTTAGTAAACAAGAATTACAAACTTACCAGAGACGCAGCTCCTCTGTCTTTTATGCTGCCAACTAGAAACTCAAGAAGATATCCCTTAACGTATTTTGATGAAGCAACAGGAACTAATAGAGCCTTGCGTTATGCTAGGAATCAAAAGAGTCCCTTTGAGGATGAGCAAGACGGAAACGCTATTGTAGAGCCAATTGTTTTTGAGGATGGATTTTTATCTGTTCCAAGAACTAATCAATCCCTACAAGAATTTCTTCACTACCACCCTATGAATGGTGTTAAATTTGTAGAAGTAGATGTAGAGAAAGATGCTCAACAAGAGATGGCTGTTTTAAATTCTAGAGTAGACGCTCTTATAGAAGCTCGTCAACTAGATATAGAACAAGTAGAGGCTTTAGCTAGAGTTCTTTTTAACACAGATGTATCAAGAACAACATCTGCAGAATTAAAAAGAGACATACTAATATATGCTGAGTATTCACCAGCAGATTTTTTACGTGCAGTTCAGGACCCTACTTTAAAACTAAACTCTAAAGTAAAAGAGTTATTTGCACATAAGGTATTAATATTTAAAAATAATAAGAAGGATGTATATTTTAATACACCTAAGAATAAAAAAAGAATGGTTAACATTCCTTTTGGAGAAGACGCTTTCTACGTAGTAGCTGGGTATCTTCAATCCGATGAAGGTATTGAAGTGTTAAAGTTTCTTGAAAAAAACCTAGAAAATAAAAAATAAATTATATATTTATAAATTATATATTTTTAAAAATTACTTTTGTTTTGGAAAGAGGTCGCTTAAATGCAGCCTCTTTTTTTTTGCTTATCTTTGTTTTAAATAAATAGACAAATGAGTATAATAAATTCAGTGCGAGAAACAGTACTGTCGGTCCTTAACAAAAATAACTATGGGTATATTACCCCTAGTGATTTTAACTTATACGCTAAGCAGGCACAGCTAGATATTTTTGAAGATTATTTTTATCAGTACAACTATCAGATAATGAAGGAGAACGCAAGAGCTTCAGGTGTTGGTTATGCTGATTTAAAAAAAGGTTACGAGGAATCAATAGATATTTTCTCAGAACAAAACTTTCTTGTTCCTGTGTATGCAAACGGAGTGTCTCAAACATTAACTTTACCCTCGGCCTCAGCCTCATATAGTGTTCCATCTACTGCCACTACAGGCTCTGATTATTATTTAATAAACAAGGTTTTACTTTTAACCAAGTACCTTGTTGTTCAAAGCACTAACACTGTGGGTTTGGCTACTACTGAATTTACAATGAAAGATTCAACCTTAAATTTCTCAACTGTTGGCGTAAAGCCTGGAGACGTTGTGGTTAATAAAACGACAAGTGAAGTTGCAAGCGTATTGTTTGTAGACCAAACAGACCCTAGCCTTTTGTATTTAGATGCAGGTATTTTTACAACCGTAGGTGATAGCTACTGTATATTAAGTTTGTCAAATGGAGTAAACGAATGCGAGAAGGTTACTAATAGAAAGATAACTCAATTGAATATGTCTAACTTAACCAAGCCAACAGAGCTTTTTCCTGCATATTCAAATAGCTCTACTGTGATTCAGGTTTACCCACAGGACATACAAGTTGGCGTTAATGAAGGACAGACTTCTTTAGGAAGAGTTCTGTGTCAGTATATAAGATACCCGAATGACCCTAAGTGGACGTATGCATCTCTAGTTGGAGGCACACCTGCCTTTAATCCTTCTAGTCCTTTGTATCAGGATTTTGAATTACCTCTTGATGACGAGCCGTCTTTAGTTAATAAGATACTACAGTATGCAGGGATGTCTATTAGAGAAACTGAGATTGCTCAGTTTGGACAGGTTCTAGATACAACAGATAATCAAAACGAAAAATAATGTCATACCTAAGCGAATACCAATACTATGAAAATAATGGCGCGGCACCAGAAGATGCTAACTGGGGTTCCTACCAATACGTAAGCCTGTACGATATAGTTAATAACTTTATGTTGATGTATGCAGGTAATCATAGTTTAATAAATAATGAAGAAAGATATAGAGTTTTGTTTCATGCTAAGAGAGCAGTTCAAGAACTAAACTACGATGCATTTAAAGAGTTAAAGATTCTTGAGCTAGACGTCTGTGATACACTAAGATATGTTCTTCCTTCAGACTATGTGAACTGGGTAAGAATATCTTTATATAAAGATGGTGTTCTTAGACCTTTAACAGAAAATATTCAAACTAACTGGAGTAGTGCATACCTTCAGGATAATGATTGTAGAATACTATTTGACGAGGAAGGAAACATTTTAAAGCCGTCTTCTTCCACGATAGACCTTCAAAGGATAGAGGGAACTAAAAGAAGTATTTACCTCAACCAGAACAGCCCGTATAACAACAGAGAAGGATACTGTGTTGATGGAGCGTGGTATTTTGATTATGGTATTGGAGGTGCATTTGGATTAAACACAGAGACAGCGAACTCTAATCCAACATTTAAAATAAATAAAAAAGCTGGGGTTATAAACTTTAGCTCTGATATGGCAGGTGAGCTTTGTATACTAGAGTATGTGTCAGACGGAATGGAAGGTGGAGATGATACATTAATAAGTGTTAATAAACTATTTGAAGAATATGTTTATGCTTATATTCAGTTTGCTATATTGAATGGGAAGTTTGGAGTACAAGAATATATTATAAGCAGAGCAAGGAAAAGAAGTTCAGCTTTATTACGTAACGCTAAATTACGAATTAGCAACATACACCCTGGTCGTTTATTACAGAACATTAGAGGTATGGATAAGTGGATTAAATAAACATGGCAGAAGTTACTAGAAATTTTATTGCAGGGCGAATGAATAAAAGCGTTGATGAACGCTTATTGCCTAATGGTGAGTACGTTGATGCCTTAAACGTAAGGCTTGGCTCTACAGAAGATTCAGAGATAGGGTCTGTTGAGAACGCAAAAGGGAATACTAGATTGACTAGCTTAAGTATAGACTCGATTCCTTTAAGTGATAGTGCTTCTTGCATAGGTGCGTTTGAAGATGGACAAAGAGAAACTATATACTGGTTTGTTCACGACCCACAATTTCCATCATTGTCTGGTGCTAAAGTGATTGCAGACCTTGTTGTATCGTTTAATGTACCAGCAAACCTTCTTACATATCATGTTGTAACACTTCCAAATCCTCTTATTATAGGCAGTATATCAGTTCTTAATTTTAATCCTATATTTTTAATTACAGGTGTAAATAGAGTTGAAGACTTATTGTTCTGGACTGACAACTATAATCAGCCAAGGGTTATAAATATTAAAAGAAACTATGACTCATCTGCTGATGACTTAGCTGAACAGTTATTAGTTATTAAAAAACCACCTACACAGGCACCAACTTTTGAGCTGGTTAATGTTGGTGGTGAAGAAAATTTTTTAGAAGAAAGATTTATAACATTTGCATACAGGTATAAGTATGAGGACGGAGAGTACTCAGCGTTGTCTCAGTTCTGCGAGCCAGCATTTGTCCCTAAGAACTTTGAGTATACTATAGACTCAGGATTAAATGAAGGAATGATAAACGCTTTTAATAGCGCCAATGTTGCATTCAATACTGGAGGGAGATTAGTTAAATCTGTAGAGGTTGTATTTAAAGAAACGACAAGCAATGTTATAAAGTCAATTGAATTATTTAATAAACAAAACTTAGGGTACGCAGACAATACTAATTATACTTTAAGTTTTAACAACAGTAAAATATACACAGTTCTTAATGCAACGCAGCTTGTTAGAATGTTTGATAATGTTCCGCTAAAGGCTCAGGCTCAAACAGTTATGGGCAACCGTTTAATATATGGAAACTATGTGGACGGGTACGACCTGGAGGACTTAAACCAGAACCCTATAAGACTAGAATATTTTACGGAACTTATTTCTGAAGAAATTGGTATTGGAGAATTTCCAGACGACAGCACTTCTTATATTTACTCTATTGATGTTCAGAGAAACACTCCAAATGCAGTAGCGATTTTTGACCTTGCTGATGTTGAACTAAAGGCAGGGGCAACTTTGTTTTTTGAGATTAGATATGGTCATCAAGGCTTTAGTGGAGATACACCTTTTCCAACTCAAACATCAAGTAACTTAGAACTAGACTTTTCTTTTAATCTTCCTGTTGATTTTAATAGTGTTTATGATTTATCTATTGACCCTTCGTTTGTTAATCTTATAGGAACAGCGGCAAACATAAAACCTGTGTATGATAGTGTGCCAGGAAATGAAACCTCTTGTGATGGTAACACCATAACAGATAATTTTAATTGTTCTATACCTAACAACCTAGGCGGACTAACTAAATTTGCTAGTGGTATTAGTGGGGAATTGCAGCCAATAAGAATAATAAGCTCTCCGTCACTAACAACAATAGCTATTGTTCCTATTGCTATGAGGTTTGTTGATGATTTAGCTAATCCAACACAAGATGTATATGAGTACTATCAAGTAAATTCATCAAGCGGTACTTTTTTAAGCACAGGAAACCCAAAGAGCCTTCATAGTGATAGAGACTATGAGGTAGGTATTGTATATATGGATGAGTTTAATCGTTCTAGTACAGCTCTAGTTAGCCCTCTGAACACAGTTCATGTGGGCTGCTCAAAATCTGCAACACAGAACTCTGTGCAGGTTACTATTCCACAATCACAGCTTGCGCCCTCTTGGGCTGATAGATATAAGTTTGTTATGAAGCCTGACTTTGAGGACTACAATACAGTGTTTACAAATCTTTTCATAGCTGACTCCACAACATCTGCGGTATTCTTTTTATTAGAAGGGGAGAACGCGAGAAAGGTTCAGGAAGGAGATAGGCTAAGGGTAAAGGCTGACACAAGCGGTGTAACATCTAGATGTCAGTACGCTACTGTATTAACTAAGACTGCTGAGACTAGGAATTTTATAGACCCTGCTCCTAAAACACAAGGGGGTGCTGAGATTCCAATACCTGCAGGTACTTACATGAAAATTATTCCTAATGACTTTACAGTAGTAGAATCTGAACTGCCATTTATATTAGAAGGAGCTAAAAGTAATTGTGCTCAAAAAGGGGGTCAGCATCCAAGGTTGCTGTATCCTGTAAGTATTCCAGACCCCAATATTCCTGGGCAACAGTTACAGTACGACATACCTCAGGGGTCTAGGGTAAATATAAATGTTACATTTAATAGAAACGGAACTAATGGGAAGTGTGAAAAAAGAGCGTATATTCTAGAGCTTGCATTAGTTGCCTCCCAGGACTACGATAATTTTAAAGAATTTTTTGACGGAGACAATGTCGAGGCAAGGCTTGATGGCGGTAGGGTTGAGGTGGCAGGAGACCAGGATTGTCCTCCTCCTTACTTTGCTAATTTCTATAACAATCAACTTGGGCCACTCACACCGCAGATGCCTGAGGATAGATGTGTTTATCAGTGGCAGTTTATAGAAGGTGCTGAAGGTCCTGCAGGAGACCCTACAAATTCATTGTTCTTAGGTCTTGTAGGAACAAATAGCTGTGCAGGTGCTGCTAATAATCAGAAGAGACGCGCATGTATTGACGCTACAATTGAAGTATTCAGAGCTGAGACCACGTTAGTTTTTGAAACAGAGCCTCAGGATGCTACTCCTGATTTATGGTATGAATCAGCTGATGTTTATAGTATTGATAAAAGTACTGGAGCACATGAAGGTAATATACAGAATCAGACTGCGACTCAGCCAGCTATTATAAAAACTGATTTCTTTAATTGTTTTTCTTTTGGTAACGGAGTTGAGAGCTATAGGATTCGTGACTCTATTGTTGGTAAAGAATTTTCTTTAGGAGAAAGAACCACATCCACATCAGAGTTAGAGTTTAGACAGGCACATCGTTTTGCGGACTTAACATATAGTGGTGTATACAATGACGAGAGTAATGTAAATAAGCTTAATGAATTTAACTTAGGCTTACTAAACTTCAAACCGCTTGAGGATGTTTACGGTCCTATTGAAAAGTTAAGTGGTAGGGAAACAGATATACTTGTACTTCAGGAGGATAAGATATCCTATGTGTTAGCTGGTAAAAACTTGATTAGTGATTCAATTGGAGGAGGTACAGTTGCCTCTATACCTGAGGTACTAGGAACACAGATAGCTAGGATTGAGGAGTACGGAATATCTAGAAACCCTGAGAGCTTTTGTTCCTGGGGATTTGATAAGTATTTTACAGATGCCAAAAGAGGGGCTGTTATAAAACTAACAGGTTCTTCAGGGTCTAACGAGCAGCTTACGGTTATATCCGAATCAGGAATGAGGTCGTGGTTTAGAGACAGGTTTATATCAAGCATCAACTATCAAAAGATTGGAGGCTTTGACCCGTACATGAACGAGTATGTTCTTAGTATGAACCCAATTGAATTACCTTCAGAACAAGAGTGTATTGCTTGTGGTATCAACAGAGAGTTTGCTTTTAATAATGACAAATCTGTTGAGTACTGCCTAGACCTAGGCACATTAGTTGGAGACACAGCTTTAACCGCAACCGCACAGACACCATCAGGTTCTGAGCTTAGTTCTATTAGAGTTAGATACAACTCTGTTGATGTCGTGCCTACTACTGTTCTAAGTAACGGAACAACTGGATGGATTTTTGATAAGAATAGTGTTTCACAAACTACAGCAACTGTGTTTATTGAAGGAAAAAAGAATTCTTCTTTAACCGTTAGGCTTGCTTGTCCAGCTCCAACAGGTATTAGAGTGCATCAAATATGTTTAACAAACGCTCCTGATTCTGGAAACAATATTCATAATGAGTACAGGTGGACAGACGGTACGTTTATATCACCGCTTCATAGTGAGCAGGTTACGTTTTTAGATGATACAGGTACTTTTATTATAAGTCAATATACAGACATATTTGCTCCGCAAGGAGGAGGTGTTGTTCCTGCTAACGGTGCTGAAGTAAGCGTTATATCTAACAAGAGACCAACGGATAGTTTTGTGTTCGACCCATCTCAAGATTCTTTTTATTCATTAAGAACAAGTACAAATTACCCGTCAACAACTGCTGGGATAACAAGCTTATTAAGTGCGGCAGGTGCTCCACTTCCTTTGAATGTTAGTCAAGCACCTTTAATTTATTCAGGAGAATTTACAATGCCTGATGTCGGTGGCAACCTGTATCTAGTGTATGACTACAGACAGTCAACACCTGCAAGCTTATGCTATTCAACATCAAGCCTTCAGAACGCCTGCTGCGATTGTCAAGAACCTTAAAAAAAATATAATGCCACAACTTGAAACATATTACTTAAACGGTCCCGACCTTGCGTCATCAACCGCCATCTTTACAGATATTGGAATGGATACCTGTGCCCCTGATGGATTTTATTCTGACGAGATTATTGCGCGTGAGCTGGTTAACTGTGTTTTACAGCCTGCTCAGAACTGTCCAGAGGAGTGTGTTGAGCCTAGCTTCTTTAGAGTTCTAAACCCACAGAGTATCTGTAATACTTTTTGTCAGTTCGGTTCTTCTTTTGATATAGACGTAGAATTTACTACTGTTTCTGGTAATAGCTATACCCAAATAACTGTTGGAGATGTAATAGCTGGTGCCTCGATTCCAGATGGTTTTTATGCTGTTTCGGAGTTTGCAACAACAACAGGCAGCCCTTCAACTACCTTTAAGGTTTTAGAGATTGAGAGCCAGGAGGTTTTATTTATATATGAGTGTGGCGTAGGTCAGACATGTGACGTTGTTTAATTTTAAAATATGGAAGAAAATTTTTTATACACATTAACATACAGCGCATCCTCTAAGGGGTGGCCTTCTTTTTATTCTTACTACCCTGAGATTATAAAAGGAATGAATCAGTTTATGTACAGCTTTAAAGGAGGTAACCTTTACGAGCATAATACAAACGAACTAAGAAATAATTTTTACGGAGAGCAGGGGGCTTCTACATTGACAAGTATATTTAATGACAGTCCTCTGGAAAATAAAAAATTTAAAACAATTGCTCTAGAGGGGGATGATGCTTGGACTGGAACTTTTATAACAGATTTGCAGACGACAGGAATTATTGACTACTCTGAGTTTGAGAAGAAGGAAGGTGACTGGTTTTCTTACATTAGAAATGAAGGAAGTGTTCCAGCTAATGCAGACCAATATCCTTTACGTTCATTAACAGGCGTTGGTGTGAGTGATAGTATACAGGTTGGACTTGTAGATACAGAGATTACGTTTGTTCCTCCAACTATAGTAGACTCAATGCTTTCTATTGGCGATGCTTTTTATTTTGGAGTTGATATTTCAGGGGTGCTACAGCCAAGCTTGGCAGGTATAGTTACATCGGTTGCGCTGTTAAATAATGGAACATCTAAGATTGTAATCAACACCTTTGTTCCAGGAGTAGGACCTATACCATCAGAAAATGAATATTTTTTATACATTAAAAATTCTATAGCAGAGTCTCAGGGAGTGATGGGTCATTTTTGTGAGTTCACATTAACAAACGATAACACATCGGCCACAGAACTATTTGCTGTAAAAAGTCAAGTGTTTAAAAGTTTCCCATAAAATTCATATCTTTGTAAAAGCTATGAGTATATTAAGTATCTTTAAGAAAAATAAACCAGAAAGCATACTAGAATATGTTCATGATAATAGGGGTGTTCTTTGGGATAATATTAAGTTGTTTAAAGAAAACCTTGTATTACACGATGATGCTGTTGCGCACCACACTTCAGAAATGAATGAGTTAATGCCAGTGAGTCATCATTTAAAAGATGGGCTATACACCAGAGAAATATTCATGCCTAAGGATACAGTGGTAGTAAGTTTTATTCATAAGCAAAACCATCCTTCTTTTTTTTTAAAAGGAGAGATGTCAGTTTTACTAGACACAGGAGAGGTTAAAAAAATAAAAGCTCCTATGAAAGTAATGACTGAGATAGGAACACAAAGAGTTGCTTATATTCATGAGGATACAACCTGGGTTTGTGTTTACAGAACAGACGCAACAACAGTAGAAGAGGCTGAGAAAGAAGTTTATACAGAAGACTATAAAGAACTTCCTGAGCACGTTATATTAAATAAAAAATTATTATGTCAGGAGCAATAGCAGCATTAGCAATAACAGTAGGAACTACCACCATGAGTTTTATTCAGGCAGGTAAAGATAAAAGAGCAGCAGAGGCAGCAGAACTATCAGCGGATATTGCAATGGCTGAGGTTGAAAAAGCTTTAACTAAAAACGAAATGGATGCCTTGTCTCTTCAGACAGAGGCTTATGAGAGAGAGTCAGACAACATAAAGACAGCAACTAAAACTGAGATGGACGCTATTCGAGAAGGTGACCAGCGTGGAGTATTAGCTGGAAGCAGTAGGTTACAAGCTGGTGTAACTGAAGCAGCAGCAGCCTCAAGAGAAGGTATGGCATCAGATTTGGGAGACCTTGAAAAACTTTCCGCTGATGAGGCTACTAGAAAAAATGACATAGGAATTCAATTAAAGCTTAATGAAATATCAGGTGCTCAGCAAGCAGCAGCAGCTTTATCAGATTCTTCTGCTGCAAATAATGCAGCAGGTTTTCAAGGTGTTGCAAGTGGAGCAATGCAGGGCGCAAACATGGCAACATCAAGTACCTACGGTAAGTCAAGCGAGGCCAAAGAAGCACAAAGAAAACAAAATAAATTTATCAGAAAGGAACGAAGAGGTTCTAATTTATCAAGAAAAGAGTTTAACGCTCAGAAACTTCCAGGGATGCAGGTTAATTATCAAAACCAAATATCTGGCTTAACTCTAGGAGGAACAATTCCAAACAAACAGGTGAACACAGAAAATGCAGATGGTTCTGTAACCTCCACATCGATGGCAAGAACAGACCTGAGTGATATTAAAGATATGACTGAGTTTGAGTTTAAAAACTTTATGATGGAGCTTACGCCTGAACAACGAAATTCAGTATATCTTCAAATGAATCAAAACTAAAGTATGAGCTACTACGGATATATAGAAAGAGAAAACAATCAAGCCCCTGACTGGCAGAGTATTGGTAAGAACCTTAGCGATGGTCTTTTAAAAGCTGGTAAGGACAGACAGGATAAAAGAGACGAGTTTGAACAGGCGTCATTAGATTATCAGACTGAGCTTGATGAAGCTCCATCTGGTGACTACAAAACCGCTAATACATTTGCACTCAATCACGCAACAGACGCATCAAGAGCTAGACTTATTCAGGATAGACTTTTTAAAAATGGTTTGATGACCGACAGACAGTATACTGCATCACGTCAGCAGCTAAGAGATGACACCAAAAGCCTGTTTGGTTTAAGTAAAGAATACCAGAAGGAGTACGATGACAAAATGGTTAGGTTTAAAAATGACGAAAGCCAGGTACTTGAGTCTATGCTTATGGAAAATATAGAGGGACTTGCTAATCTTAAAGATGCAGGTACATTTATAAATATGGAAAGTGGTGCGGTAAGTATAGGTAAGTACGTAAAAACTGAAGAAGAATACATAGATACTGATGGTGGGGGTTATGAGTTAAAAACTAGGAATAAAGTAGCTAGGCTTTCAGGTACTGAAGGCGATAAGATGACTGTTAATCAAATGAGAAACAGGTATAAGGAGAGATATGATAAGTTTGATTTATCTGGAGCAATGTCCACAGAAGCTGAGCGTACTGCTAAGTACATAACAGCTATAAGAACAGCTGGTGGAGAAAACTATTCTGGAAACATAAAAACTATTCTGGACCCAACTCAGAGAGGCAAGGACGAAGACGGTCTTTTAACTGATGCTATATCTAATTTTGAGAAGTACGAAAAGGAAATGATTAATAGCTATATGGGTAACGAATACCAGGCGTTGTCGGTACTTACAAACAGTTTAGTGTTTGATAAGAATAAAAACAAATACTACCCAACTCTTGACCCAGACCTTAGGGGTAAGGTGGTGAAGGGTAAAAACTACGTTCTAGTAAAGGATGATGGTAGCGGAACAATAACGGTTGACATGACCAAGGACCAGAAGGCTGCTGCGTTTGGAGCTGCACAAACAAACTTTAGAAATAAGCTAGACTACACAGAATCAGAAACTGTCTACAATGAATCAAAGGAGAGCCAAACCAACAAGAACAACTCTAAGCTAGAAAAAGCTGAAGAACAAGGTATAAGCTCATGGAACACATTGTACTGGGGGACTCCAGAACAAAAGAAAGTCGCTATGACTAACTTATTAAACTCTAAGATTGCTAAAGGAGTTAAGGGTGATGGTGCGGATGGTATACTAGCTATTGATATGACTAGGATTGGTGAAATTGAGGTGAGTTATAAAGACCCAACTCTTAACGAAGTAATTGCTTATGACCCAGAAACTATAACGCAAGAAGATTGGGCAAGGTTAGGTAATTTTGTGCATGGTGTAGATGATATAGATACTGTTATGACTAGGGTTGGAGGATTTAAAACAGGAGACGATGGTGCTAGAAGACTAGGTGCTAACTTTATTGATAGCGTGTTTGCTAACAGGCAGGGTGGTTCAACGACAGAAAGCCAGGGTTCTGCATTTGAAAGAATACTAGAGGCTAAGTTTGATGATACCGAAGAGGCTGCTATAAAGACTATGGTTAAATCTGCTGGTGATGCCGCCAACGATAACTTTGTAGGTAAGTATACCGACAGTATGCCAGCTGGATTTAAACTTGAAGCACTCAACAAAATGGGTGATGATAGTGGAAAGTTCGTTAGGATTGAATACAAAAGCCCTAAGGGTGTGAGAGTATTCTCTGAAGATATTAAGATAGATGGTGGTGATTCTATGAAAAAGATAAGAGACTACATTACAAAGCAAAGCGGAACAGAGGCAGCTATGATTCAGCAGGCATTATACATTAAGAATAACGGAGGAAAAATTTCAGGTTCGCCAAAGTATAAAACTAGAAAAGAAAGAAACGGAGTAGGTGCAGCGTACCCAGTTGGTAACTAATTACAATTAAAGCATGTTGAATATAGATAAAGAGCAGTTAGAGCAGTCACACAGAATGTTTGTGGCCGAGGGTTACGAAGGGAACCTGGAACAGTTTTCAGAACTAATGAAGAATAATCCTGCAGCATTAAACGACATGTTCGGCCTTTATGTAGGGGCAGGCTATCGTGATTCAAAGGATGCTTATGCAGAATTGATTGGAGCAAAGCCTCCAAAGACAGTAAAAAAAAAAGTCGATACGGAATCGAATGTGGAAGATGGTTCTTTGGCGCAGTTCGAGAAGCCTAATGACCTTGTTCTTAGAGAAGGCCAGCAAACTCCTGCTAGTGACAACACAAGGACAGCGGCAATCAACCGCTTGCCTACAGAAATAGAGAACCCTATTGAGTTTCAAGCTCAGCAACAGCAAGAAGAAATATACCAACAGGAAGTTGCAGCAGCAGAAGAGCTATACCAGCAGGAAAGACCTGAGGCCATGGCTAATTTCCTAGCCGAAGAACAAAATCAAAAAAATCTTGAAGCACAGCAGGGGCAAGACAGCTTGTTACTTCAACAAGAAGGCGATGCTTTTCTTCAGGACCTTTCAATTATCGATACTGAACTTATAAAGCAGGATGAAGAGACTGCAATTGCTTTACTAAGAGGTAAATTTCTAAAATACGGATTTACATTTGAGAAGACTGGCATGGGCGATGCTGTTATTGTTTCAAACTTTGACGGAACAGCAACCGAGACCATAGACCTACAACCATTTTTTTCATCGTCTGAAGTACTAGAGTCTAAGAAACTAAAAGACTTTATAACTAACAACGCTAAGCAAGAGTATCAAGACAGTGAGTTTGATGACCTTGCTTTTCAATCAGACAAGGCACAGAACCTACGTATAGCTCCAAGAATAAATGAAGACGGAACTGAGTCTACAGTTCTTATGACAGACTACGAGGCCAACGGCAGATTTTATGCTATCCCTACACTGTTTCCCAAGGACCCTAATTTTTATGGAAGTAAACCTAAAGACTGGCTTGAACTTGATTTTGACGAAGCTAAAAAGTTAGCTGAAGAAAGAGGTGAGGTCTTTGAGTTTGAAACCGCAGAACAAGCAGCTAAGTTTGCTGAAGGTTCTTGGAAAGATAATCACGCAACAAACGTAATAGGTAAACAATTATATTCTGCTGCTGGTTTAAACTTTGCAGCAGAGGATGATAAGTACCAGCAGTACCTTAAAGCTAGAGACACTAGAATGTTTTTAGAAGAACAGCTAGACGATGATGAGGAGAGAGATTTAATTAGTGAGCTGACACCAGAAGAAAAAGAATTGTACGGTGGTTATTATGTAAACGGAGTACTAAGAGATGATGCTTCTCAGGCAGCAAAAGAACAACGAGAAATAGAAAACAATCTATACTCTGAGGTTAATAGCGAAGAAAAGATTAAGCTCAGAGAAGATTTTGATATTAAGACACACGAAAAATACGAAGCTTTATCTCAGAAAGCAGCTAAAGAAAACAGACAATTACTTTTTGCTCAGGATGACCTAGATGTTTTATCTTTAAGAGAGTTTGGTGTTCCTGTCAAAGACCTAGAGGATGTCGTGCCTGCAAATGAACTGCAGGCAAAGCTAATAGACGACCTTAGAATACAGACAAAATCTATAAACGTAGAGAAACAGCACGCTGCTGATTTATACGAAACCTCTAAGACTTTTTACAGTGCTAAGTATGACAAATCAATAACCAAGGACATGGCAGACGGAGTGGCTGCAATATACGGAGAGCTTCGAGCTGGGTTAAACGATGGAAACGCATCTGAAGTTATACTCCAGCTAACTACGGGTATGCCTTTTGATTTTCAGAACCTTGACATTGACAACGAAGAGGATGTTAAGAAGGCAGCTGAAATGATAGCCTCATATAAAGGTGCAAATCAAGGCAGAACACAGTCCAGGCTAATGTCAAGATGGCAAAGGTCTTCAGGATTTAGAGAGAGCTATGATTTATTTATGAGAGACCCAATTAAAGTGGGAATGGTTATGGCTATAAACTCTATAGGTATGATGCTTCCTTACGGAACAGAGATGGTTGCGGCTGGTACAGTAGCAGGAGGAGCAGCAGGTATGAGTATTGGTGCCGCTACTGGTTCAACAGCTGGTCCTGGAGGAGCAGCAGCTGGTGCAATGACAGGTCTTAGAATAGGTTTGAGGCAGGGTATGAAAACAGGGATGGCCGCGACCTCTCTTGCCATGGAGTATACTAATGAATTTTTTGCAGCCATGGAGGACAAAGGACTAGATGTTCTAAACCCACAGGATGTAGTTACTGCTGTAAACGACCCAGAAATTTGGGCAACAGCAAAAGAAAGAGGTTTTAAGCGAGGTATTCCTATTGCTACTATGGACTTTATAACCGCTGGTCTTGCTGGTCGTGTGTTTAAGGTTGGTAAAACAGCTACAAGAACAAAAAAGATTGTAGCTGGGGTGGCAGAGCGATTTGCGTTTGACCCAGCTGCGGAAATGCTTGGAGAGGTTTCAGCTCAAATTAGTGTTGGAGATGAAATAGATTACAAGGAAGTTGCAGCAGAGGGTATTGGTGGTTTTGGAAACAATACGTCAAGCATGGTAGTAAACAAGGTGATGGACATCAAAAGAATGAGTAAGATAGAGCTTGCCTCTAAGCTTACCGAGATGGATTTTATAGTTCAGGAATTGTCACAGGAAAGCGATACAAGAGTATCTGCGTGGACAAACAACATGAATGAGCTTGGACAAATTAATGCAGACCAGGCACAGCGAATACAAAAAAACTTAGGACTTTCTAAGGACGCAGACA